TCTGATAAATCGAAGACCATTTAACCCCCTAAAAACAAATTGTACAAAAAAAGAAAATTAAAAAACAGCAAAAAAACCGCTGTATGCCTCGTAAACATTAATATTCAGCTTAAGAGCCTAAAAATAAGCATTTAAAACGAATTGTACATTTACTATCATTTCACGACCACTCCACGTACTCTTTTAAACGCAGTATATCCACATACTGCGTTTTATTTTGTTTAAACGGTAATAAAAACCGCTAAAAGTACCATAAAACAAAGATAATTGAACTTTTACCCATTCATTTAAGAACCATTTAAACCGGATATTAAACGGTGTTTAAACGGCCTTTTTTGAGTGCGCGTCTAAAGCGCCCAAATTGTGCAAAAATATACATTGGGTAGTCAATTGGGTATTCAAATGGGTATTCAAAAGCGTGTATTTTCAGACGAGTAAAAGCGGGTAAAATGTCAATTAAACACTAAAAAAAGCCGTAAAAAGCACAATAAAGGGGGGTATAATACACAATAAAAAACAACAAAAGCCCCGTAAATAGGGGCGAATAATGCAAATGTCCTTAAGTTTTTGTGTGTAATGGATTAAACCATGCTGTTTATGCGTATAGATCCTTTGACAAAGGCAAGCGCTTTTAACCTGGTTTTGGGTACCTCGATTGGCTGGTGGTTTTGGTTCATGCTGACCAGCTTAATCATATCTTCGGAGCGATCACTCCTCTGAATGTATTTAACCGTTACATATTCCTCGCCGTCCATGTCCAACGAAACAAGATACATCTCTCCCCAAATGAAAATAAAGTTATTCAGGTCATTGATTTGCTTGTACATAACAATATCGCCCGACTTTAATAATGGATACATCGAGTCACCGGTAACATAGATCGCGCCGTCACATTTTGGAAGATTAGGCACGGATATAAAGTCAAGAGGCGTTTCAGAACCATGATCTTTAAACAAAGAAACTATACCGGCTGACGCCTCCATATTATAGAGCGGGATCCGCTGGCCATCAAGGATACTATCGGTTCTTAATTTGTAAACGCCTTTGGGCTCGGAAACTATTAAATTCTCATTTAACATATCACCCTTACCAGTTAACAGCCAAACAGGATTTATATCTAAACAATAGTCTATAATCTTGATTAACATACTTTCTCCAATATCCGCGTTTCGCTTCAATTGCGTGTTTAAATACCCATTAGATATACCAATTTCTTTTTCAAATCGAGTATGTGGAACCCCTTTGAAATCAAGGTATTTAAATAGCCTTTCGATTGCCTTCATAAAAAAAAGTAAAAAATTGTCTACAATGTTTATACTATGTAGAAAAAAGTTTATATGTTTGTCAAACAATTACACAATAATACACGAAAAAATGAAGCACCCAGAAAGAAAGCAACTCAAAAAGTTTTTGAAACAAGGCGATATCAGCAAAATAGCCGCAATGGCTAACGTGTCTCCAAACAATGTTTCGCGTTGGATCAATGGAAGTCTGGAGAATAGTTCATGTGAGCCTTACGTGATTGCCTTTGTTGACAAAAAGAAGAAAGATCTCGCAGAAAAGATTAGAGCTTTCAATGCCCTTTAAAATACGATTGCAGTTCCCCAACGAAGAAAGAGTGCTCCCCCTTATTGCAGGGGGGAGCTTTTAAAAAGAAAATTATGTTCGAATATCACGGAAATACACTTTGCGTTCAAGGAGGTTGGCTGATTGAAACAGGAATTATAACGGCTCAGTCTTATAAGAGGTTTACTTTCAGAAATCAACTACGTGTACTCCGACGTGCTTGTCGTGGTACCGCCGCCCTGGTCGAGTTCGATTCAATGAGATCCGACATTAAGGCAAAGGTTATTGAAATCACAGGAGACCCGCACAAAGCGCACAAGGCCACAACGTTTAAAGACTATTTAATCAATGATTTAGACGCTGTCAGATTCTTCAACAATTACACGCTTGACTCCGGAGAGGCACTACCACAAAAAAACATTGCGGAATATGTCGCAAACGCAATAGTTCTCAACGCCATTCACGAGGTTGTATCATTCCGCAAAGCGCGCCGCGCAAACCTCGGAGGACGCCAGTCCAATATTTGGGAGAACATCGCGGATATTATTCAGGACCTACCAAAGCACGCCTACCCTCATTCACTTCCAAACAATGTGCGCCGCCTGAAGGAAAAATACAAAGCTTACAAGATTGACGGCTACTCCTCTCTTATTCACAAAGGGTTCTGTAACAAGAACTCCGAGAAGATCAACGACGAGGCCAAGCTTTGGGTTATTGCTCGATGGGCTGATCGAGTTCAAAAGGTTGCCAATACGCGCCAATTGCTCGCTGAGTACAACGCCAAGGCAAAGGTTGAAGGATGGAAGCAGCTGAAGGAGGAAACAACGCTTTATTTGTTCCTGCACTCGGAGGAGAATCAGCCGTTATGGTACGGCCACAGATACGGTGAAAAACGATTCGATGAAAAGTTCATGTACCAACACAAAACGGCGCTTCCTTCAATGCGCGACTCCCTGTGGTACTCCGACGGAACCAAGTTGAACTATTACTACCTTGACGAATCAGGAAAAGTGGCCACAATTTCAGTTTATGAGGTTATGGACTCCTACTCCGAGGTGCTTTTAGGTTATCATATTTCACCAACTGAGGACTACGAGGCGCAATACAACGCCTATAAAATGGCCGTTAAAACGTCTGGACACCGACCGTATCAAATTGGGTTCGATAACCAGGGCGGCCACAAGAAGCTGGAGGCTGGAAATTTCCTTTCGAAATTGGCGCGCCTTACCATTAAATCACAGCCTTACAACGGAAAATCAAAGTCAATTGAAAGCGCCTTCGGACGTTTTCAGCAGCAATACCTTAAAAGAGACTGGTTTTTCACAGGCCAAAACATTACTGCCAAGAAGGATGAGTCCAAAGCAAACCTTGAGTTTATTCTAGCCAATAAAAAGAACCTACCGACACTCGAGGACATTAAAAAAGTGTATCAGCAACGCCGTGAGGAGTGGAACAACGCAATGCACCCAAAAACGGGTATTTCTCGCATGGAAATGTATCGCAACTCCATTAATCCGCAAACACCGGTTGTTGAAATTTGGGACATGGTAGATCTATTTTGGATCACACGCCAAAAACCAGTTATGTGCACAGCTGCTGGAATCGAATTCACGGAGAAGAAAGTGCAATATTCCTACATGGTACATGATGAGAATGGCTATCCTGATTTTACGTGGCTTAAGAAGAACATCGACAAGAAGTTTATCATCAAGTTCGAGCCGGACGACATGAGCCTTATCCACTTGTATGAGGAAACGCCAAACGGACTGCGCCATGTAACAGCGGCAACAACCAAGGTTGAAATCCACAGAGGTAAACAGGAGCAGCTGGAGGGTGAGGCGTCATGGATCAAGGAGGTTGAGAACCGCAAGAAGCTTGCAAGAGTGGAAAGCCGTGACGAAACAGACGCTATTCTCGAAGCACACGGAATGTTGCCGGAGCAATACGGATTAAACAGCCCAGTGATCAAGGGAATTGAGAGCCGACGCAAAAAGAGAAAAGAGGCCGAGGACCTTGGATCAATTCAAAAGGAAATTTCTAACGCTATCGCCTCACTGGATGACCAGGACGACGACCCAAATCTAGTTTATATCAGAATGTAAATAAAAAACGCCGTGTTAGAGCACGGCGCCAAAACAATTAATGCTTTTAACACAACAAAGTTATGACAACACAACAGAAAGAACAAGTAAGAGAAGCACTTTCTTCATTCATCACAGGAATGGGAAGTCAGAACAAGGCATCCAACAAGATCGGTGTCAGTTCCGCAATGATCTCTCAGATCATGAACCACAACTGGGAATTAATCTCGGACGATATGTGGAGGAAAGTGGCCGCGCAAATCGGCTGGAGCTCAAAAGAGTGGAACACAGTGCTAACGCGCGATTTCAAAATGATTCAGGATCTACTTACCGACGCACAAAACAACAGCAATGTGTTTGCGGTGGTTGGCTCTGCCGGCTCTGGTAAGTCAAAAGCAATGAGAGCCTATCAGGAATCACACGCCCGCGCGTACATGATCAGCTGCTCAGAGTTTTGGAACAGAAAAGATTTCCTTTCGGATCTTCTCCAGGCGATGGGACGAGACGCCTCTGGTCTTAAAGTTAGAGAAATGATGAAGGAGATTGTCCGCCTGTTGAAATCACAGGACAGACCGCTCCTGATCATGGACGAGGCCGACAAGCTTTCTGACAATGTGCTTTACTTCTTTATTACAATCTATAACGAGCTGGAGGATCAGTGCGGAATGGTCTTGTGTGCGACTGATCACCTCGCTAAGCGAATCAGACGCGGCGTATCCTTGAACAAAAAAGGGTACAACGAGATCTACTCGCGTATTGGGCGCAAGTTTATCGAGCTTAATGGAGTTGGTTCCACAGACGTTGCGCAGATCTGCAACGCTAATGGAATCACTGACTCAAAAATCATTAAAGACATCTTCAACGATTGCGAGTTTGACCTTAGGAGGGTTAAGCGCAAGATCCATGCAGTTAAAATGATCCAGAACCAGGCACAACAGAATTAAATATGACACTGAAGCGTGCAAAAACAATCAACGAATTATTAAACACCAATTTCAATGTCCTAGACTTCGATGGGGAGTTTCAGGACTTAATCGGAAAACAAGACATGACTCTTGGCTAATATGGGGAGAAAGCGGCAACGGTAAAACATCGCTTACAATGAAGCTTTGTAAATACCTGACGCAGTTTGGCCGCGTGGCATATAACTCACTTGAGGAGGGCGCGTGCGAGTCGATTAAAAACACTTTGATTCGCTTCAACATGCAGGAGGTTTCGCGTCGAATGATCGTATTGGACAAAGAATCAATACCGGATCTTATTGAGCGCTTAAAGCGCCGCAAATCTCCCGACATCGTTGTAATTGATTCGCTTCAGTATTCAGGGCTAAACTATAACGAGTACAAGCAACTGCGCGACAAATTCAACAACAAGCTTTTCATTCTCATTTCACACGCTGAGGGTAAGAATCCGGAGGGTCGAGTGGCTAAGAAGGTAAAGTATGACTCATTTGTCAAAATAAGAGTCGAAGGCCACAAGGCATTTGCCATTTCAAGATATGGAGGCGGCAAGCCATACACCATTTGGAGCGAGGGTGCTGATCAATACTGGGGTGAACTAATCAACTGAATTATGAAAGTGGAATACAAGACAAAAAACGGCTACAAATTGGACCTTGTGAAGGTTCTCGCGGCCGCTCTTTTAGCCGCCATTTCGATTGGCGGATTAATCCTAATTAAATCCATTCTATGATGAAAGTAGAAGCAGCAACACAAGTAAACAAGCGCAAAGCGGAAGGCGCGCACAACAGAGATTTTGTACAGAACATTACACAGCTGTCAGATCTTGACTACAACTCGAATATTTACAACACAGGAATCGAGTTCCTGGAGCAGTCCTACGGAATGGGATCCGAGTTCTTCAAATTCTTTGAGCGCATGCCACTTTTTTGGAAGTGGTGGAGACAAGAGTACTTCCTGTGGGAGCAGGATCTAATTAGAGCGTGCTCAGATGACCTGTGTTTCGACCGGCAGTTCTATATCGATGAAATGAGGGTTTTGTCACATGATCGCCGCACAGACTACAGTTTTAACACCTTTTTAAAAATGATCAAACATGTCAAGCTACCTAAAAGATCTTAACGCTGAGGAAAAGCGGTTGAAGCGAGCTATTGAACTGAAACAAAGTGAGCTTTCCAACGGCGGAAAAATGTCAAACGATAAGTTTTTCCGGCTGGTATCGGAAATAAACAGCCTTTCAGTTGACCTCTATACCGTCAAGTCGAGAATTGACAACATCGGAAAGTCGGTTCCGCATCTTCCCGACTCTAAATTTCAAACAGTAATCAATAAATACATATAAATCCAATGAGTAAACAAGTAAACAACCAGACGTCGAAAGACAAGAACTGGATCGATGAAACAGGAACGTCGATACCGTTCAACAGAACACACGCTATTGAGCGACTAAAGGAAAAGAAGGCCTTTCAGCTTTACAAAAAAGCACTGGTACTGAACAATGAACTGGTCAAGTTCAAAGAGCACATGGCCGAGGTCTGTGACGAGGTCTACAAGAAGGCAATGGAGGAACTGAAGAACGAAAGTCCAAACAAGGGAAATTTCACTTGGTACAACTTCGATCGATCAATCCGCATTGAGGTAAAAATCAATGAGCGCATCGAGTTTGAGGATATGGCAATTCAAGCGTGTAAGGACAAGTTGAATAAATACATTTCTGAAAATACGTCCTCAACAGATCCGCTTATTCCACAACTAATCAATGACGCCTTCAGTACGCAACGTGGCAAACTCGACGCTAAGAAAGTAATGGGGCTTTTACGTTACCGCTCTCGAATCAAGAATGAGTTGTTTCAACAGGCAATGGATCACCTTGAGGAGTCAATCCGTCGCCCATCGAGTAAGGCATACTACATGATCAGTGTCAGAACCGACGAGGGTAAGTATGAATTGTTGGACTTGAATTTTGCCTCTGTACGATGAAAGTGATAAAATCAAAGCCAAGCCTTTGGCAACGTATTAAGGCCTTTTTCGGAAAACACTTTTTCACCAAAGAGGAGCGATCACAGCCGCTCCAGCTGAAAAAGAAAAAGAAGTCAACCGCGCCGCTTTATTTCTACCAAGTTGATTGTGAGCTTCACATTAACGGTACAGTGGTTGGCCACTTTCCGCTAACGGTTAAGGCACACTCAAAGAACCAAGTTGAGGTAAAGATAAAAGAGGAGACAAAGCTAATACCAACCAATATACGCCGCACTAAATAATGGAAATCAAAAGAAAACATAAGATCATAGGAATGCTGCTGCTGGTGGCATTCCTGATTATGCTGCTCGGAAACAAAACAGAAACGACAAACCTACCTGAGTGGGTTGTATTTCTGCCTCTTTGGGGTCCTGTTGCCGTGTTTATCCTTCTACTGTTTATCTACGCCGCATTACTGATGTATGCGGCCATTAAAAACGACTTAGATATGCTGGACAGCTATCGAGACAAAAAGTAAAATCAATAATCAACACAACAATGAAACTAAAAGTAATCGATAAAACAACAGGCGGTACCTACGCCACCGGAGAAAAAAGAATTTCACTTTATCTCAAGAACGGTACAATCAACTTTAGCGCTGAATTAGCCCGTGCCGGTATTTTCAAACCAAATTCAAAAATAGCATTCTACCAAGACGAAGCACGCCCGAAGGACTGGTACATGGCGGAAAGTGAAACAGGGTTTACACTCAAGGAGAAGAAAGACGGAATCCTATCACTTACATCGGCCAAGTTCTGCAGCGCAATTGCTGAGTCGGTAAAATTCAACGGAAAAACATGCTCTTTTCTGGTGGCCACAGAACCAATGGAAAACGAGGGCATCAAGCTTTACGCCATCCTTACACCATCGATCAAGTTCAAGGAGGAGAAAGATGTTTCACTACCTAACAAAATGTAAGATGATAAAGGTAAACAACGCACTAAAGGTGGAGTTTGAAGCATTCGGACAAATCCACGTGGCCTATACAGAAACTTATAGTTGGGACGCTGTCGAGTCGGAAATCGGTATGCAAGTATGAGTAGTGCGACTTTGAAACACGGAACTTTAAATTAAACGATAAACTAATA